AGCCGCTAAAGTTGCTCTGTTAAATACAAATGTTCCATTTCTAGAATAGTCAGGTTTTACTGCGTGGTATAAACTGATTAGTGAGTTAGCATTTAAACTTGCTGACACACCTGATGCTGTTACACCTACATCTGAGTTTGTTACTATTCCTTCAGGTTTACCTACTGAATTACCGCTAACGAATGCATTACCTTCAGCTTTTGCAAACTGCTCTGTAAATTCGCTATTCATTTCTTGCTCAAGGTTGAAAACTGAATCTTCTAACTCTTGCTCTGAAATGTCTACTAACGCATATAATTCATGTGTTGGTATTTCCTCTAAACCTACCGCATAGCCAGTAGTTTCACTTCTAGTTCCTTGTTCAGCTACGAATGTTGCTGAAAAAGTTGCAGTTCTTTTTGGAATCTGCACTGATCTATTAGTTGTACTTCTAACTCTAGCGATTGATCTAATAGGAGATATTTCTGTAATACCTTTGATTAATTCTTGCACATACTCTGGTGGTGCAAGGTAACCAGCAGTATTATCATTAGAAGCAGTAAGAACCTTTAATTCGTCAGGTGCCAATGCTTCTTTGCCTTGTCTCAACCATTTGTCAAAAACCTTTTTTTCGTGTGAAGAAGCATTTGAATATGCTTTTCCAAACTCAGGTCTTGACATCATAGTTTCAACTTTTTTGACTCTCTCAGCTACTTCATCTTGCGCTAATTTTTGTTTCGTCACCATTTGGTTAACATCTTCTAACTTGTCTAAAGATTTTTCAATTTTAGAAAGTTTGTCTGATGTTACTGGATCAGCAGAACCATTTCTTTTGATTTGCTTAATCTCCTCTTGGTGCGTTTCTTTAAACGCTTCAAAAGTTTTGCCTAGAGATTCAATAGCTGTTTTAACTTGATCGTCCATTGTTATATCCTCTAAGTTATTGTTTAATGATACTTGCAACTTTATGTAATAAAGCTACAAGCTGTTTATTTTCATCAGCATCTCGCTGGTTTAAAGACTCAGCTAATGCTTTCGCACCAATCTTTGCCTCTGTTCGTGAAAGACCTCCTGCATCACGCAAGATTTTCTCCCAGTCACGAATACTTTTTGAGTTACCTTTAACTGATTGAACCATTGCTTGTTCGTTCATTGGAAAAGTAACTAAGCTAATTTCCATTAGGTCTACTTCTTTAAGAGTTCTAATACCTCTTTTATTTTCGTTATAACCTTGTTTTTGTGGATCAGCTTTAAATCCTATAGACATTCCATCTAAAGCACCCATTTTAAGTAGTTCATAAGTTTCTCTACCTTTTTGAGTACCCATAGCTAATTGTCCTTTTACAAATAAACCTTTTTGATCTTCATATATTTCTGTAAAAACACCAATTGGTTCGTCTGTTTTATGTTGAAATAACATTTTAACTTTAGATGCTGGTCTTTCTGCTAAAGACTTTGTAAATGCACCTTTTGCTACAATATCGTTTCCTTGATCTTGATTACCAAAAATAGAACCATATCCAGTAAATACTCCTTTGGCATCTGATTTTACTTCTGACTCAAATACTATTTGTTTAATTTCAGAATCACATTGGCATTCGCCATCATCATTACAATGTGTATGTGATTTCTTTTTAGGTTTCTTGTGGTATGCTCTTTCTTCATCTGGCTCATGTCCACCCATTTCATCTTCAGGTTTACCAGGTTTTTCTTCATCTGGTTTATGTCCACCTTTACCTTTCATAGCTTCTTCATAAGCCGCATGAGTTCCACAAGGCATATAAACTCTTTTACCATTGTCCATTAAAGAATGAATACCTGTGCAACCTATTTCTTTTGCTCTATCTCTAGCTTCATCTTCGGTTGTAAACATATCTTTTCCTTTATGTGAACCTTTTGGTTTATCTTCTTCATGACCCATTTTATCATCATCATCATGATAAGATTTATCTTTGTCTTTATCTTTTTCTTTTGGCTTGTGTCCACCTTTAGCAATAATATCTGTTAATGTTCCGATTGCACTAGCCATTTTTTCTACATCTGTCATTGAATATTCCTCCTTTTTATTCCTTGCATTGTAAAGTGAATTACACACAGCAAACCTTTGACCTCTTTTTGGAAAGTCTTGTACAGATGTTTTATCTCCCATACATCTCTCAATAAAGTCATCTCTTTTTTCTTTATCTTTTGGTTTTACTAGTGGCATTATTTTTTCATGTCTTTTATTTTCTTAATTACTTTTTTTGACCAACCCCATTTATCATTTGATTTGCAGATTCCGTAACCTGCTATTAATCCTAAAATAAATTCCATAATTCCTCCTATAAAAAATCAGGCGTTGTATAAATTACTGAACACCTGCAATTTATTGTTTCTCCTGGCGAACCACTTGGATCACCTGGATATTTTAATCTTTCACCACCAACAACGAATTTTTGGTCTAAAGGTATTCGCTGACCACTTGCGATTGAGTGTGTTACCCTAGTTCTTGCGTCTTGGATAGCTATCCACTCTTTCTGTGTTCCTGAGATATTCATATTCTCAGCAACAGTTTCGTTTGCCCATGAAGCAGTTCTGTGTGTTTCTGTACGAGCTATTAAATTAGCTCTATAAGCACCAAAACCTAGAATGGTATTACGCAACGCATTACCAGTTTCTTCGGTTGACAAACCATCATTGTAACTACTATTTATAACATTTTTAATTCTATTTCTAGTTGTTTCATTGATGTCAGTAATCATAGTACCAACATTTTCCTCAATATACAAGTTTAACTTTCTATCAAACTCGCTATCGAAGTCTTTTACGTTTTGCATTCTATCTAATGCATAATTCTTAAATGCGTTAGCAATGATTGTATATTGTACTCTAAATATATTTTGCAAGGTTTTTTGATTTCTATTCATGTCTAATGATATTAAAAAAAAGGAGCCAGTCTTCCAAGTTTCGTTGATTTCATTAGCTAAATTACGATAATAATTAGTCATAACTCTGTTAAAATTTTTTATAAATGGTTCTCTTAACCTATTTTGCCTATGCCATTCTCTTTCGGCAACTTTCTTAACACCGAATAATTTTACCTGTCTTTCGCTTACTATCATTAGTGTAATGTGGTATTAGGTGGCATATCATAATCGGAGAAATTAATATCTGAAAAATCAATACATCTAGTTGCCATTATAAATGTTGCTAAATGTACGGCATCTTGTTTACTCGGTAACGAAGAAACCCTAATTACAATATTACATTCGTTATTTGATTTATCTTCCTCTATATATAATTTTGTATCTATCTGTTTCATGATTTCATTGGGTGTCCCTTAGGTAATAAATCAGTATCGTAAGGCTTTCTTTTATATCTGTTATTTCTTACTGCATATAAAAATCCGTTGACCCTAGCGTACGCCCATTGTTCTTCGCTTCTTACTGATGGCCTTACTGATCCAGGTGACGTTCTGTAAGCTCCTATACCTCTTCTGAATACGGCACTCAACATTCTAAGAGTTACCCTTTTACCTGGTTTATCACCATATTTTTCATTATGTTCGTCTACTTTTCTTTTTAAACCTGCTTTTATTGCAGCAGTAACTTGTTTAGTGTCTTCAATAAAATCTTCTTTCAACTCAGATACGTTTTCGAAAAATTTATTTCTTTCCCTATCTAATTGATCAACTTTTTTATAAGACCAACTTTGCCCCGGATCACCACCCCATAATGCCCAAGCTATTCTTCCGTTGCTCGGATAACCCTTTTCGCCAGGCCTAAAACCTTCTGCTCTTTTATCAACTTCGTGTCTAGCAAAAAAAGATTTCATTCTTCTTACAACACTTGGCGATAATTTTTCTTTTCTAGCTAATTGATTTGCTCTAGTTACACCTATTATGGTACCGCCTCTGCCAAACTCTTTCCGCCACTCTAATCCTCTTTTTGCTTCTGCAACCATTCCTTCTGTAGGTGTAGTATCAATATCACTTTCCGCTTTCACTATCTCATCTACATCGTTTTCTATTTCCATGTTTTCAATTTCAACTTCTGCAGAGCTTTCTTGATTAGGTTCTTCAGGTATGTCTTCATCTGTATCAGGAGCGGTTTCATCTCCTGCAACGTTTAAAGGCATTAAAGTTGCCGGTACCAATAAACTGTCTGCTCCTGGGATTGTTTCGTAACCTAGTTGTTCTCTTGCCTCGTTTCTAGTTAAAATACCATTCTGTACACCTTGCGTTACAGACTCAAAGACTCTCGTTCTTTGTTCCGCCATTGCCGGTATAGAGTCGATGTCATATCTTAATTCTAGATCATCACCAAACTTTGGTACTAACCATTCGTTCATGTCTGATTGTATTCTATCTAGTAAAGGAATAATTGTTTCGTTGTACAATGCCAATTTTGCTTCTGCAAAGTTAGAATATGTTTGTGCATCTGGAATACCTATAAGCTGACTTGGTACACCAAAAATCAAAGCTATATCTTTTGCTGACATATTTTTAAGTTGTATGAAATCCATATCCTTTGGACTCAATCCCATTTCTTTCCAATCAAAATCACCCTCTAATAACATTGGCTTTCCTGCATTACCTGTTCCGCTAAATCTTTGAGTAAGA